TTAGAGGTGTATGTGGAAGCAAAAGCCCCTACATTTTTCAATCCAACAAACAATTTTTCCAATGTATCATGGCTAATTGGTGATGATGATTCATATTGGATTAAAGCAACGGTAGATTCGTATTATACACAAGACCCATGGTTAGTGTATGGCAATACACGAGTGGGAGGTGATTTGGGTTATGCGCTAAAATCAGCATGGCAAATTTTTTATCCAACAATGAAAGTTGTCCTTACAAAACGCAATAATATGTTTAATGCAATTACAGATATGGTAGATACAAATTATTTTAGCAATTATGGAAACTACTATAGTGAGCCACCAAATTACCCTGAATTTGGGCATACAAATATGTTTTTCTATTCTAATTATGATAGTCTAATGTCTGATTTATCAACAATTAGTGCAGCCACTACTGTATATAAATGGGGTCAAGAGTCCAATTTTGCAAAAGCTGATACCGAATTTCAAGGGTATTATTTTAATTCTTATATTTATAATATTGATTTGCAACCATCCCCTTCTAATTTATCAGATAGTAATTCATATTATTATGTAGCAGTTCGTGGGTATGCGCCAACGGAAGATTTTCAGACAATGATGCGTTTCCAGATGACGAATCGTTATGATTATGGATTTATAAGTGCAAATGATTTATTTGGTGAAATATCTACAATTAAGGGGTCAGCAGGAACAACACTAGATTATAATCCAGAATATTTATTATCTACAAGCAATTTTAATACATATTTTAGTACAAATACAATGACAATGGGGTTAAATGTGACGCCTGCATTAACATTTACAGGATTTAGTACATACCACAGCAGTATGCGTGGTATATATTCACGCTATACATCTAATTTAGAAATATTTAGCTCTATTAAAATAACAGTAGAAGATAAAACATCTGCTTATATACAAAAATATTATTCAAATATTATGCCTCCAGTTTATTTCCAACAAACAAAATTCTTTGACCCAATACGTTTTAATCTATTATTTAAGGATTCAATATATCCACCATTGAGTAATCAGGATCAATTCTGGGGATTAGGATATAATTTAGGGTTTCCTAAAGCGAATATGTCCAATAATACTCCAGCAACAGATGATGGGCGTACACCTATAATTGGGTCAGGAACACTTTATAATGCACAAAGCTTTTACAAGATATTAGATGATTATATATATTTGCGACTAAATGATGAATTTTCATTGAATCGTGTGGATACAAGTGGTCCAGAGAAATTAGCAAAGATACAGGAGACGGGTGGAATGACACGCCAGTATTATGCGAAGTTGTTGCTATCACCATTTGGTTCATATTCACAATCGATGATTCAGAATCCTGTTGCACTCAATCCACCAATTGCGCGTCTTGATCGTATTCGATTCCAATGGGTTGATTCTACAGGTACAGTAATTGATAATGATGATTGTGAATGGTCTGGTATATTACAAATAACAGAATCGCTGCAATTAGCGGTTGGTGATTCAACAATTGAACGTCCACAAAATATATAATATTTTGCGCCAATGTTTTAGCACCGCTAGGTGCTGAAATATTTCCAGCTAATATCTAAAAAGGTTGCTGTTATTAAGGAATAATGGGTGCAACACAAAGTATCGCAACAATTCGTGTGTTTTGTATTCGTAACACCGATCATACAATTCATTATTGGAATTATCCTGGAATGCCTGATGGTTGGCAGTGGCAATCTGCAGGTATTTCCGATTATGAATTAATGCATCCTACAGAAGAAGAATTGGCGACAATTGAAGAGTGTTTTACAGGAGACCCGCAGACAATTGAACAAATGCGGACTTTTTTACATTCAATATACCAGCAATTAGAGGATAGAGAGATTATAGAGCGATATGTATTAACAGAGAAGATTGTTACAGGGATGACATTTTGGGAGCGGTTATTGATGATTTTAAAGCGAGAGAGTTAGTAAGGAGATTTGAGATGTCGCTCAAACAGCAATTTATGGATGCAGAAAATGCTACAACTACAAATGAATACCCTTTCACCGACCCTGGTACAACCCCCTTCTTTCCTCCAGTTTGCCTTCGTACACACTGGGATCCTACACAAATGCTCCGACACATCGTTCCACAGGAAAAAGTAAGTCTGCCGCTCGATTTTCGCCCTTATGCAAAGATTTGTCTAGAATATCGTACAACAGCTCCTACAGAAGCTGCACCTGAACCCCCGGCGGATATGGTGTTTCCTCCAGGAGGTGAATTCTATCCACCTACTCGCTATAGTTCAGCGATTGATGCAGAGTCTTCTCTTCGCCGTCTAGACCGTCCCTTACGAATTCCTGAGGGAGACCAATATGTTCCTCCATCTGACAGTGATATGTATACACGCGAAAAGATGCAGCCGGCTCGTACACGCCCGACATCTTATATGGTACAGGAGCTTTCTATGCCAAAAGCCTTGCTGCGCGCCGGCAATTACCAGTGCCGCGAAGAGGTTGATGCACAAACACGCATTCTTGATACAAAGATGTTTAATAATTCTACAAAGCTCAATAAGTTTAATAAATCATGAGCTGGTTCCATAGCAGCCTGCGATAAATTGCAGTATATAACTACACACACGTAAGCAAGTATGTCCTTTGAATTTCTTGATACTATTTTGGATCGTCTTTCAAAATCGACCGAGAAGGAAGCATTTGCTATTCAAAATACCCTTTATGCAATATGCATAGTCCTAAATGCAGCTATAGAAAGTGATGCATGTTATTCAAAAGGATTTATTGCAATTGATGATAAAACATATGATACATCTGGGCACGTTTTCCCAGCCGACCTAATTGCAGATTATGGGTTTTGGACAGGCTTAGAAGGGTATTGCACACAAACCGCATCTGAACTTTTCTGGGTTGGTACACATGCTATTATGGATAGTGATTCCGAGTTTGTAAATGCTTTTATAAAACATATAGAGGACGCATGCGCAGCGAAGCCTGAATGGAATTATTATGGAACAGCGCTTGATACAGCGGAGCTATTAGGGGAATGGTTAGAGCGTGCACAGAAGTTATTTGGATTGGCTGTGAAAGCACCAATTGCACGAGCGCCAAAAGCGTTTTACAAGAATACACGTCGTGTTCATGGGCGGCGAGCATTAACTCCTCCTCGAACAAGTCGCCCAACAGCAGTTACACGGTCACATAAACATGCACATAAATAGAATGGCTCCAAAGCAAAAGCAAAAGCATCCATTTGTGTATAATTCCCATCAAGAACATATAACAATTGTAAATGGAAAACGTGTAGGTCATTCGACACATATAACTATTAAGAATGGGAAAGGGCATAAGAAATGTGTGAAATATACCGGCGAGGGGAAGCCTAAAGAAGTCCGTTGCAACTTAACCACCAAAGAGATGAAAGCAATTAAAGAGAAAGAGTATCTACCGGCGTTATTTCAGCCTGTAATGGAGCAGCTTCGCCTCGGACTTCCAATGCGATTTTCTAAGACCAGGAAGAACAATAACAAAAAATAAGAATGTTGTTATGGATATTACTAATTGGTATAATATTCTTTCTTGGAACTATCTTTTACAAACAGACAGTCCAAGAATACAAACTGAATCAAATTGAATGGACGCAAGTTGAGAGTTCTGTATCTGCACTTGCAGATTTATTTGACGAAGGAACGCCATTTATAGTTCGCAATACACCCGTTTCACCTGTTTGGAATATGATAGATATTTGTTCACGTGGCGAATTCAAAGAGCTCGCAGATTGGGCGAAATCTGCACCGACGGACTCTATTATGCCATGGCATGCACATATGGCATCTCATTATGGTCGAACTGCAAATATCGATCCTTGGTTGGATGAAACATGGCTACAACATATCCCTTTTCAACGCAGACTCATTCCGCGTGAACTACAATTATGGGTTGGTGGGCGTGGTCTTTATCAAGAACGAGCTGCTTGGGTTGCAGTAATGCCGACAGAAGGAAGTGTACTTGCAACAATTATGACAACGAAGGAAGATAAATATCTGCCAGCAGGTTGGCGTGGACGATTCGCAGATTCATTTACACAAGCAGATACACCATATGTTTCGCAGATTAAATATTTAGATATAAAATTAAGAGCAGGTACTGTACTTTTCCTACCTGCTCATTGGAAACTAAGTTGGCAGACTGCTTCAACCGAGGAGATGCCTTTTATTTGTATGATGTATTTACATACGCCTATTAGCAAGTTAGCAAGTTTGATGCAATCTGCATGAGCGTAAACTATCTGCAGATTCACTAATAGATAGGATGGCTAGTGCAGATGCAGATGCTCTGGCTCTGGCAGACGCCGATGAAGAGCTCTTTCTTCTGCAGATTGAAGTTGCAGATCTGCAATCTCAATTAGATATTATACAAGCCCGCATTACATCCTTTACAGAACAATTAAAGGTCCCGCCCGTGATACTATCTGCGCCTACAAATGAGGATGCATTTCGAGTGTGGGAAGCTGCTGGCTTGAGCAATAGTGTACCATTAGCGCATGGCGCTAATACTAATGATAATGCTTTAGCATCATCAATACCATTAGAGGATGGTCTGCGAATGTTGGAACAGTGGATTTTTAGCCAACCAAACTGGCAGCAAATGACTCGTGAAGGGTGGATACAATTTGTCTATACAATTTTTGGGGAATCATTAGATAAACTTCTGGGAGTTGCTCACTGAGTAAATTTGATTTACTTGGGTGAACAAATGTCAAGCAAAATGCACGATAAAATGAATAATGAAGTATGCATTACTACAAGCCCAGCGGATGCCCTTGTGGCAGTCGCAGACCCTGTAAAAGCTGCTGCTGCTGCTGCTGCGCCACTAGATGCTGCGCTACCCCAGCTCCGCCTAAATGCTGAACAAATCGCAGCCCTCTATGCTGTTCGTGAAGGTCAAAACCTCTTTATTAGTGGTCCTGGTGGTACTGGTAAATCATTCCTTATTAAATATATTAAAGAACATGCTCCAGCCAGTGTTAAAATTGGCATTACTGCTCTAACAGGATGTGCAGCCATTCTATTAGGGTGTGGTGCGAAGACCTTGCATTCGTGGGGTGGAATCGGTCTTGCACGTGAATCAGCAGAGGAGCTTGTACAGAAAATCCTAAAACGGAAAAAGAATAACCCCACTGCATATCGTAATTGGACACAGACGAATCTCCTAATTATTGATGAAATTTCAATGATGTCGGCTGAGCTCTTTGAAAAACTCAATACAATTGCCAGACTTCTTCGTAAAGAGCCTGGGCGTCCTTTTGGTGGAATGCAGGTGGTTGCATTTGGCGATTTCTTCCAGCTGCCTCCTATTATTCGGGCAGTTGAAGGTGATCCAGCCCAACAACTTGCATTTAACGCGCCAAGCTGGTCTTCTACATTTGGTCGAACAATTCAGCTCAAGCAGCTTATGCGACAGACTGACCCAGTATTCCAAGAACTTCTCAATAGTTTTCGTGTAGGAGATGTGCGTCAAGACCATATTGATATTCTTCGCTCACGTATGAATTTGGATTGGGATTCACTGGAAATTAAGCCGACTCTTATTTTCCCACGACGAGCCGAGGTAGATAAGATTAATACAGCAAATCTGGATGCACTTGAAGGTGGGCGGGTCAAATATGAAGTACGTACTGTATTCAAACCTGAAGCCCCTGAAGGTTCAATTAAGATGTCCCGTCTACCTGATGGTGAGCAGCTTATTAGTCGGTTTGACAATGATGCACCATATGATGCAGCGGCTGAATTTGCAGTAGGAGCCCAAGTTATGCTTATTTACAATAAGGATCAAGATCTAGAACTTGTAAATGGTTCTCGTGGAGTTATTACACGATTTACAGCGGGTGTAGATGGGAAAGAGCAACTTCCTGTAGTAAAATTTAAAAACGGCACTGAGCTTCCCATTGGTCGCCATGCATGGGAAATGGATACACTTCCAGGTGTATGCCGAGAGCAGATCCCTCTACGGCTCGCTTATGCAGTCACAATTCACAAAAGCCAAGGAGCTACCCTTGATTCTGCTCTAATTGATATTGGTCCCTCCATTTGGGAATGGGGTCAGGCGTATACTGCTATTAGTCGTGTACGTTCACTAGACAGTCTCTATGTATTTGCATTTGACCGACGAGCTGTAAAAGCGCATCCAGCAGTTCGTGCATTTTATAAACGACTAGATACTGAAGAAAAAGAGGGTAGCGTGTAAGGCTATTAGAAGTGTGTGGAAAATTTGAAATGGGACGGCTAATATTTTTATTTGCAACAAGCCCTTACAACGCGTATTACAAAGATGTCTATTGACCGCAAAGCCGCCATTATTGATGCTCTCTCTACACTGGAGCAGAGTGATACTGCTCGTGGAGAGCGATTCGCCGCTGCTGCATATAAGAAAGTTCTAGGACAAATCAAGACGCTACCGCATGTATTTACAATGGATGACCTAGCCGCAGTAAATGGAATTGGAGCGAAGATGAAGTTGAAGATGAAGGAGCTATTAGAGACTGGTAAGCTTTGCTCTGCGGAGAATGCGAAGGCGAATCCTGAGTTCGCAGCCTACCAAGCGCTCCTAAATGTATATGGAATTGGTCCGGTGAAAGCCAAGAAGTTTGTGGAGGATGGTGTGGATAGTATTGAAGAGCTGCGTAGCCGTGCGGCTGAAGATGATGGGCTGTTGACTGCGGCGCAGAAGCTCGGTTTGCAGTATTATGAGGATAGTATTGAGCGGATTGAGCGTGCAGAGATTGACCAGCATGCAGCTGTGCTGCAGAAAGCGTTTGTTACCGCTGCGGGTCTGCAGATGCAGATTGTTGGCAGTTATCGCAGGGGTGCAGCAAATTCTGGGGATATTGATGTGCTCATTACTGCGAGTCCTGGGCAAACAAAAAAGGATGCAGCGGCTGCTTTCAAGAAGGCGGTAGATGGATTGATTCAGGGGGGATATATTCTAGGTGTACTTGCTCGTGGTCCAACGAAGACTCTTGCTTTTGCTGGTGTTGCTGCAGCCAACGGCTTAAAGACACCAGGGCGTCGTCTAGATCTCCTCCTAACTGATCCTGAAGAGTTTCCCTATGCAATTCTCTATTTCACCGGCTCTGATCAGTTCAATATTGCCATGCGTCGCTGGGCTCTTGACCAGGGATATACAATGAATGAACATACTATGACTCCTACCAGTGGAGATATTTCTGCGCCGCCCCCTATGAAGTGTGAGCGCGATATCTTTGACTATCTTGGTCTCGCCTGGGTAGAGCCAACTGAGCGTTGTGATGGAACGCAGATTGCAGCTGCTGTAAAGTCAGCCCGTTCTCCACAGGAAATCCTCGCCGCAATGAGGGCTAAGAAAGCCGCTGCTGGAAAATAATTAACACTAGTATAGTAACCAATTTTCAGCTCTACAAATATGTGTATAATACCCGCTACTACCATTATAATAATGTGAATCTTCTAATGATGTAATATTGCATATTCCTGCATTTTTTTCAGAATCATCTATTGCATATGCGTGCAATATAGAATGTGAATTTATTAATACTGCAACATGACCTTGGTCTGTATATATATCACTAAAATTACGTAATAGTAATGAGCCGATTGGATATTTATTAGCATGAGCTAATTTAATATCAAACGGTTCCAATTTATTAGCTTTTTCTAAATGATAAAACCACGCATCGGTTGTTCCTGGAAAAGGAATATCTGCGTCTGCATCTGATGGTGGAATAGGTAATCCAACAACTCGTCGCATTAAATTAGGGACACCTGTACATACAATACATTTATCCGCGGCTCGTAAATCTGCAACATCTGGTGCTGGTAAATCTATCGCATAAAATTTATCATCTCCATTAATTAGTTCGCCTTTTCTATACCATCTATAAGGTAATCCAATAAGCAGATACGCATAATTGAGCGCGGCTTGTATATTAGGGTGCATTGTTGAAAATTGATATACTAATATACTATTTCAATTTTCCACAATTTAAAAATATAATAATTATTGAATAACACATCCACTGCTGCTACCGCATGCACAAATACCCTTTTTAATAGAAGGCAGGTCTACTTCAGGAATAGTGGGCAGAAGTGGCTGGCGATAGCTTCCATGCATAGGATTTGTTCGTGGGGCTATTATGACATCTGACTCGCTACTTTTAGGGCTGATGTTTTGAGCCCCTGTTGTCGGCGCAGCAGTTGCAGGTGTAGCAGGCGTAGCAGGCGTAGTATTATCTTTTAGGGACCGTGTAATATGTTCCCATAGGTACCGCCGGCGCCCAATCATTGAAACGGAGCAAGTCCCTACGCCTAACCAGCGCTTCTCTAATTGTCGTTGTATATCATGCCATACTCGTCGCATTGGACCAGGGCGAATTTCCAAGCTTAATGCACTAGAGAGTTCAGTTGCCATCCAAGAGTAAATATGGGCTTTTCTCCCACGCAACATAGCTTCTTCAACAAGTGTATTCCAGAGAGCAGAATCAGGTGCACAGCGCCCCATTGTTATTTGTGCATGATCAAGAGCCTGAACAAGTGTCCCTAATAGCGGCTCTAAGCGATTCTCTGAGAAATAATCAAAAAAACGCAGCTCAATTCCATGCGTATAATGTTTATGAAAATTTATATCAATTCCCACTTCATCCAGAGGTTTGTATGCGCATTGATTTTGATATGCTGTCATCCACCCATCCTCTGCAGCAACACGTGCATCTGCTCGTGGAACTGTGTTAAGCTTTCCTTGTATCATTTTATGTGTATCATAACTGCCAATACCAATATATCGGCTAACAGCTGCACGTTGGCTAGCTGCAGAAAACCTGTGACCCATAATAGTGCTTTTAGAGAGAGGGTCAGGTGTTCCGTAATTGACAATTAGGAATGGTTCTAGCCATTGAATGAGACGTGCTGCAGCGCGATGTTGCTTAATAAATAAATGGGAATCAACCGGTTTGGGTGGAGTAGTTGGGGCTAAACGGGTAGGAATAGTAAAATTAAAATGATATGTTCCATTATTAAATATACCAATATTTTTAGGGTTGCTATGATAAATAGCAAATGGATGATTAGCTGTCATCCAGGTGAGTGGTAGATAGGATGTTGGAAGTCCAGCGGCTATCCAAGCTATGTTAAGATTATCTACAAACTCTGCTCGGCGATTCCTGAATTCAATAATACATTCTTCCACAGTAGTCTTATAAAAGTCTCGTGTGGCAATTTCTATGGAATCTCCATCTAAAATAAAATCAGCAGCTTGGACTTCATCTTTTATGGCAAAATATTGGTTTACAGCTTCTAATTGTTTCATAATAGCTCCTGTACAACGACTATTAGGAATAGTATCATAACGGTAGCCGCGAGGATCGGTTGCATCAGATACTTTTAGGAATGATGTAGTATGTTCGCCAGATATATCAACACGCGTGAGCGAATGTGCATTTAGGAGGTATGGAATTTGTACACTACCGCTGAGATCAATGAGCCCCTTAATTGCATCATTATATATACCATCCTTATATGTTTTGTAATAGGGAACACTATAGCGCTCGGCTTTTTGATCAATTAGAAAGCGTTTTGCTTGAACGCGCTGCTGAATAGGAGTTTCAATATATGCTTCGCATTCAATACCGATGCCCCAGAAGGTATCACCAGGCTGATAGGCGGAGGCGTAAATTTTATGTTTATCAAAAATTTCTGGCTTATGAAGAATTGACATAGTTATTTATAAGTGAGAATGAAGAATTAGAACGCGATGAAAAATTATAATTATTAATTAGCATGGGTAATTTTGAATATGTTATAAAAGCTGAAGGACATACATTTCATTTATTATTAACAGAATTTAATGACCGTAATACCGGCAATATATCATCAATTAATATAAATTTAGGAGGTTCACATAAAAAATGTCTTAATTTAAATATATCAGCAACTGAATCTACTGGAAAACTTAGTTGGGTAGAAAGACATGAAGAATGTTCATTAGAAATAAATAATCCTCAATCGCAATTATTAATATTATTAGCAATATCAATTGCTAAATCAATAAATCCAAATATACAATATATTTATTTAGATGATACAAGTCATTTTCAATGTACTTTACCTGAAGGCAATGAACGTAAAATAGAAATGAAACCATTTCATATTGCATTTCATCAATCAAGTTGGTATGAATATTATTTTAATGCACATTTAGTAGCTGATCATAAT